CACCTACGACAATGTTGCCAACAATTTAAAACTTGAAAAAAGTATTTCCAGAAAACTTTTATGTCCAAAAGTAAGAGCTCCATTTATTTATGACGCTAATGACGAACTAATTATCAGCTTTAATGTAGTGGATTAATAATGAGCATATTATTTAAATGGAATGTTATGAACAGTAAAGAAAGATTTGCCATACGAGTTAGTTATGAACCTGATAGGTTGGCAGAGGTATATTTATTAGACGCCTACACAAAATTAATGCCAGTGCTAAAGTATTCAGTAAATGCAAATAAAAAAGAACTTCAAGGAGGATCAAATGTTAACAGTAAGCTTATATGCAAGAGTTTCTTCAGAAAAACAAGTACAAGAGAATACGATTGCAAGTCAACTTTCAGCTTTAGAAAATAAAATTAAAGCAGATGGGCATGAATTGCTAGATGAACATAAATTCGTTGATAATGGCTATAGTGGATCTAATTTAGTTCGTCCTGCCTTAGAAAAATTACGTAATAAAGTAGCAGAAGGTAAAATTGACATAATCTATATTCATTCTCCTGATCGTTTATCGCGTAAATATGCATATCAGATGGTTTTACTTGAAGAATTACAGAAAGCAAAAGTAGAAGTAATTTTTTTAAATAATCAGATTAATGATAGTCCAGAAGCTCATTTATTGTTACAAATGCAAGGTATGATAGCAGAATATGAACACACAAAGATTACTGAAAGATGTCGTCGAGGAAAAATTTATGCAGCTAAAAAAGGTAGTGTAAATGTAATGTGTAGAGCTCCTTACGGCTACCGTTATATAAATAAACAGATGGAAGGAGGGCAAGCTCGGTTTGAAGTTCATGAAGAAGAAGCGGAAGTGGTTCGTAAGCTATTTTCTTGGATAGGCAGAGAAAGAATGAGTGCTGGAGAAGTATGTCGCCAGCTAAATACCATGTCTATCATGTCAGCGAAGGGAAAATGCTGGAATAAAGGCACGCTTTGTGGTACACTAAAAAATCCTGTCTATAAAGGACAAGCAGCTTTTGGTAAAACAAAGGTAGGTGCAAAGCTGCCGCAAATAAGACCATACAAACATTCCTGTGAACAACCTAAAAAGAATAGTTCTACCTATCGTGTTGAAAGGGAACATTGGATTTACATTCCAGTACCTAAAATAGTTGATGAAGATTTGTTTGATATAGTTCAAAAGCAATTAGCTGAGAACGCAAAAAGGCAAAGAGCAAGACAAATAGGAACAACTAATCTATTGCAAGGCTTATTGGTATGCAAGCGTTGCCAGTATTCTTATTATGCTAAAAGATATGGCAAGTCTCAAAAAAAATGTTATCGTTGTATTGGCGCAGATGCTTACCGTTTTGCTGGTAATAAGATTTGTAATAGTAAAACAATTCGTGCTTCTACATTAGAGACAGCTGTGTGGGAAGAAGTTAAAAGCCTATTAAAAAATCCAAACAGAATTTTAAAGGAATATCAGCGTAGGCTTTCAGAACTTCAAAAATCACCATGTGATCAAATAACTGATTCACTTAAAAAACAAGATGATAAGCTGAAACAAGGCATTTCAAGACTTATTGATAGCTATACTCAAGGGTATATTAGCAAAGAAGAATTTGAACCACGAATTAAAGCAGCAAAACAGAGCTTAAAAATAGTTGAAGAGGAAAAGAAAAAAATATTCAATCGAAAAAATCTACAACAAGAATTAACTCTCGTTGTAACCAATTTAGAAGAGTTTTTTTCCAATATTAAATCAAAGCTTGATGATTTAGATTGGCTAACTAAACGTAATGTTATCAGAATATTAGTTAAGCGAATTGAAGTTGATATTGAAGAAGTAAATATAGTGTTTCGAGTAAAAGATATATCTCATTCTACAGAACATAACAATGAAAAAGGTCAAAATTTACAACATTGTCGTAGTAGTCATAATCCTACTGACTTCAATGACCAATTACTGTTGGGATTAAAGGGAACAATGTCGCAAGCAGAATTACACTTCATTCGAGCCAGGCTTTTGGGAGGCAAGATAAATAAAGCCAAGAAAGGAGAACTTAGATCTCCTCTGCCAGTAGGATTTTGTTATGATGAGGAAGGTCGCGTTAAGCTTGATGATGATGAGCAAGTAAGAAGTGTGATTCAACTGCTATTTAGGACATTCAAGGAAAAAGGCAGTGCTTATGGAGTAGTTAATTATTTTGGTCAACAAAAGATTCAGTTTCCAAAACGTGTATATGGAAGTACTTGGAAAGGAAAGCTAATATGGGGAGAACTGACGTACTCAAGAGTATGTCAAATATTAAAAAATCCTTGTTATGCTGGAGTTTATGTTTATGGCCGTTATAAACAGCAAAAGAAGCTATCAAGTACTGGTCAGGTTCAAGCAACAATAGTTCGCTTACCAATGGAAGCTTGGCATACAATGATCAAAGATCATCATGAAGGCTATATATCATGGCAGGAATATATAATAAATAACGAGACTTTAGCAAAAAATAAACCCAGTGAAGAGGAGAATATGTTACCTACAGCAGTAAGAGAGGGGATAGGGTTGTTACAGGGATTATTAATTTGTAGTTGCTGTGGTCGTCGTCTTATTGTAAAGTATAAAAAGTATAAAAAGAAAAACATTATTTATCCTACTTACCAATGTAATTGGAAAGGGAGATGGGGGGAAGGTAGTAAAAGTTGCTTTTCCGTTCGTGGAGATCTTCTGGATAAAGCCATTGCAGGAAGAGTGTTAGCAGTAATGGAACCCGCACAAATTGAGATTGCCATAAAAGCATTTGAAGAATTGGAACAACGAGGTTACATGCTTGACAAACAATGGCAAATGCAGATAGAAAGGGCGGATTATGAAGTACAGTTGGCACAGAGGCGTTATGAAGAAGTAGACCCATCAAATCGCCTAGTAGCTGCAACTTTAGAGAGGCGCTGGAATGAAACTCTAACAATGCTAGAAGAAGTAAAGGCCCAGTATGCTGAATATAAGCAAAAGAATATACTTACAGCTACAAAGCAACAAAAAGAGCAAGTGTTGGCTCTAGCTGAAGACTTACCACGCCTGTGGAATGCAGTATCGACAAGTGTAAAAGATAAAAAACGTATTTTACGGCTTTTAATAAAGGATATCACTATCAAAAAATTACGTAATGAACAAAAAGCAGTGTTACATATATGCTGGCAAACAAATGTTACAGAGGATTTAGAAGTGCAATTACCAACAAAACCTTGTGATAAATGGCGGCATTCAGAAGATATAGTTAATCGAGTAAGACAATTAGCAACAACAATGACTGACACACAAATTGTTAACCTGTTAAATCAAGAAAGATTAATAACAAATAAAGGTTTTCCATTTACTATTAGTGGTATTAGATGGATTAGGTCAAAACATAAAATTCCAGCACTATATTCTAAAAAAGCGGAAGGATTATTAGTTAAACAAGTTGCAGAAAAATTTAATGTCAGTCATGACGTTGTCTATAATTGGATTAAATGTAAGCTCGTTAATGCACAACGTATTGGCTTAAGATTCTGGGTATCTATAAGCTTGGAACAAGAGCTAGAGTTAAGAAAGCGTGTTGAGAATTCTTCTAAAATAGCAATTGCAAGACTAAGATCCCAAAAACAAATTGAAAAAGGTATATTATGAGGTTACTATGTTTATTGAAGGAGAAGAAGAAATTTTACCGTCTAGCCCATTTGTAGCAGGTTTAATAGCGAAAGTAGATAGCGAACAAGGATTTTGGCATTCACCTTCAAATAAAGAGATAAATGGTATTGTTGGAACAAGCAGGCCTATTGATTTTACGCTCGGTAATACAAATTGCAGAGCAAACCACTTAAATGAAAATGAAGTAACAACGATAATTCATCAAAACGGCTATAGGCTTTGGGGAAATAGAACATGTTCAAATGACTCAAAATGGGCTTTTTTGTCAGTGAGAAGGACTGCAGATTTAATCAATGATAGTTTACTTCGAGCTCATTTATGGGCAGTTGATCGCAATATCACCAAAACTTATATAGATGATGTGATTGAGGGGGTGAATTCTTATTTGGCCAATTTAAAAGCCCAAGGAGCTATTATCAGTGGAAAATGTTATGCAACACCAGAACTCAATACACCAGCAAACATTGCAAGCGGGAAAGTGTATTTTGACTTCGAGTTTACACCACCATATCCAGCTGAGCAAATAATATTCAGGTCTCATCTTGTCAATATAAGTTAGGAGAAAGCAAAGTGTTACCAAAAATACTGAGAAATTTTAACGTATTTGTTGATGGTAGAGGCTATGCGGGAAAAATAGATGAAATAACGCTACCAAAGCTTACCATAAAAACCGAAGAATACAGAGCTGGTGGTATGGATATTCCAATAAATATTGATATAGGCATGGAAAAATTGGAAGCAGATTTCACTTTTTCTGAATACGACACAGAACTCTTTAGGCTATTTGGGTTGATAAATGGAAACTCTGTATCTCTAACGCTAAGGGGTGGAATGCAAGGGAGTGGTAGCAATGATATTGAAGGAGTAATAATCAATTTAAGAGGCATTTTTAAAGAATTTGATTTTGGTAACTGGAAACCTGCTGAAAAAGCAACGCTGAAGTGTACTGTAGCTGCTCATTACTATAAACTTACCATAGGTGGTAATGAACTGATAGAGATCGATGCTGAAAATATGATAAGAAAGATAAATGGTGTTGATCAAATGGCCTTGCTGCAAACGATTTTAGGCATATGAAAAGATTTCGAAATTTTATTTTAAGGAGGCAATAATGCACACTATAACACTTAATAACCCAATAACAGTTGATGGAATTTCTGTCTCAGAACTTACTGTTAGACGTCCAAAAGTTAGAGACTATCTTGCAATTGAACGCTTAAATGGTAGTGACCTTAGTAAAGAAGTAACTTTGACTGCCAATTTGACATCAGTTGCAAAAGAAGCGATTGAAGAGTTAGATATTGCTGATTATGTGAAAGTGCAAGAGGTATTAAAGGATTTTTTTTCACCGATTATCCAAAAAACTTGAGATTAGAAATACTAGTGCTTGGCTCTATCATAGGTGGTGGAGTTGAGCACATTCTTGATATGGAGATTAGTGAGTTTATTTTATGGAGCAAATTAGCTAGGGAGTTCAAATGTCAGTATTATCGATAAAAATAGGTGCGGTACTTGATGGCAGTTTTAATACTGTAATAAAGGGAAGCAGTAGTCAACTTACCCGTCTTGGTGAGAATATAAGAAAGCTTGATTCATCTTTAAAATCAGTATCAAAGTTTAAGCAGTTGGGTAGTGATGTTTTAACTAGCAGAAGGTCATGGAAAGGTTTTGAGGATCAGGTAAAATCTTTAGCTAAACAAATGAAAGCAATAGAGAAACCAAGCAAAACTTTAAAAGCTGAGTTTGATAAAGCTAAGTTTTCTGCAACAAAAGCAAAAGAAGCATATTTGAAAAAGAGAGATGCTTTGCATTCATTTAATGAAGAAGTAAGGAAAAGTGGAAGAAATATTAAGTCATTAGTAAGTGATCAATATAAACTTGGTTCTTCTATTGAAGTGCTAAAAGGTAAGTATGGTAAGCTTGGGTCTGCAATACGTAGTCACCAAAGTTTTTTAGCAAGCAAAGCACATTTTAAGTCACAAATTATAGAAACTATTGGGCTAGGGCTAACGCTTGCAGCGCCAATTAAAGTTGCTGTTGATTTTGAATCGGCTATGGCTGATGTAAAGAAAGTAGTAAGGTTTGATAGTAAAAAAGATGAAGCTAATAAATTTGCTCAAGAGCTCAAAAAGTTGTCTCGTGAAATACCCTTGTCAGCTGCAGAATTAGCACAAATAGCTGCAAGTGGTGGTCAACTTGGTATTGAAAAAGAGGATCTTCTGGAATTTACAACAATAGTTGCTAAAATGACCACAGCGTTTGATATGTCGGCAGAAGAAGCTGGTAATGCTATTGCAAAAATATCCAATGTATATGGAATTAAAGTTGATGGTATGGAAAATGTAGGTAACATAATAAACCATCTTTCAGATAATACTGCTGCTAAAGCAAAAGAAATGGTTCTTACACTGAATAGAATTGGCGGTAATGCTAAACAATTTGGTTTAGAAATTGATCAAGCAAGTAGCTTAGCAAGTGCGTTCATAAGTTTAGGTAAACAACCTGAAAAAGCAGCAACTGCTATAAATAACTTTCTTAGTAAACTACAGACCGCAAGAGAGCAAAGTCCCGAATTTCACGATGCATTAGATGAGATGGGAACAAGTATAGAAGAGCTAGAACAAACTATTAAAAAAAAATCCTCAAGAGGCAATATTGCAATTCCTTGAAACCTTAAAAAAAATAAATGATCAAGAGCGAGCTGGTATTCTTATGAATCTATTTGGTGCTGGGTTTCAAGATGACATTGCTCTTTTAGTAGGAAGCTTAGACATTTACAAGAAAGCTATTGAACATTTAGCTGATAAAGAAAAATATAACGCTTCAATGCAGGACGAATTTAACAATCGGGCAAATACTACAGCTAATAAATTACAATTACTTAAAAATGCAGTATTTGAAGCTGGTATGAATCTAGGGTCAGTAATGTTGCCTACTTTAAATTATGTAGCTGGAAGTTTGAAAGCAATAACAGAGCGTATAGCTTCTTTTGCAGAAAAATATCCAACTTTAACTACGGCAATCATGAGTACTTTAGCAGCTTTGATAAGTTTGAAAGTCTTAGTAGTGGGATTAGGCTATGGAATTACTTTATTAGGAAGTACAATTTTTGGTCTTAAAGCAACAATACTGACAACATTTTCATCTTTATCAAGTATAGTTTTTCCTGCAGTAATAACAGGGCTAAGAGCAATAACACTCGCTGTAATGACTAACCCAATTGGACTTTTAATAGCGAGTCTTGTTGCTGGTGCAGTTTATGTTCTAACTAACTGGCAAAAAGTGAAAGACTTTTTCTCTAGCTTTTGGAAATCACTCATTGAACCTATAGGAAAAGCTTTTTCATGGATGGGAAATACAGTTAGTAGCATATTTGCTGAGAATAGCCCGATTAGAAAATTTGAAAATAATGGAAATTTTGTTAATAAGCTTTCTAAAAATAGCATTTTCAGTAACGGAAACCCATTGACAAGTAATAGTGCTATTAAACAATTTTCAGAAAATAGTAAAGGCAATTTTGAGAGTTTTAAAGTTAAAGGTGTTATAGAAGAAAAAAGAGCTATAGAACAAGAAGAAGTTAAGAAAGCATTCAAGAAAAGTAGATGTGAAAATAG